TCAGCGGTCAGCGGTCAGCCATCAGCCATTCAATTCGCATTTGCTGATGGCTGATAGCTGACCGCTGAAAGCCGGATGATCAGCGGTGATGGAAGCCGGCCAGCGCGGCTTCGAGCGAGAGCAGGTCGGCCTGCAGGGCGAGCGCCGCCTTGATCGCCCCGTCGTCGCCGGCGGACTTGGACTCTCCCGGCTCGCCCAGGAGCGCCGTCATGGTCTTCATGCACATGGACTTGCACTCGTCGTAGGCGTCGGAGATCCGCTTCATCCGGGCCTTGGGCGCCATCTTCTCGTCCGCCATCGCCTGCCAGGTCTTGTCGTGGAGGCGGTTGTGGAGGTGCTGGATGGCGCTCATCGCCGCCCCGGCCTCGGCCATCTCGCCCAGGTGGACGCCCTTGGCGGCCGAGGGGATCCAGGACTTCAGGGGGACGGCCAGCGTCCTCGGCTCGCAGGGCGTCGCGGTCAGGCTCGCGTCCAGCCCCAGCGGCCACGCCGTGATCTTCCACGCGTCACCGACCGGCTCCCGCTCCACCAGGTGGGCCGCGGTCCCGCTCGACCAGCCCAGCTTCTTGCCTGCGATGAGGGCCGGGAGGTCCTTGCCGATGATCTCCTTGACCTGCTTCGAGTATTCGTCCCTGGCCTTGATCACCCCGTCCGCGAAGACGCCCTTGGCGTCGATCTTCAGCTCGACCTCGCCCACGTAGAGCTTCTTGAGCGTGGGGTTGAGGCCGTGGTCGAAGTAGATCCTCGACTTGGTGTGCTGATCGAGCCCGAAATCCGTCTCGGCGGTGAAGAAGTCGCCGGAGAGGTCGGCCCGCTTGGCGTCGCCGAAGAGGACCAGGTAGCCGCCGACCCGGCCATCGGCCAGGGCCTTGCACTCGCCGCCGGGGAAGATCAGCGTGTCGGAAATTTCCATCGGGGGTCGCCCTTTGTTTGTACGGCCTAGGCCGCCGGCCTCGGCACGAAGGCGGGCACGGGCTCGCCCTTCTCGTCGACGAGAACGAAGATGAGGGAGCACCGGCAATTCGGGTGTGCCGGCGGGTATCGGACACTCGAGTAATCCGCGTCATGCCCGATGGTCCCGAAGGACCCGCCCAGGGGGGCCTGGGGCGTCTTGTGGGCGATCGCCACGCAGACCGGGCACGAATTGGCGGAGAGCAGCCATCGCTTCGCGGAGACGACTCCGGAGCCCTGGGCGCTCATCTCCGCCGCCGCATGGACCGCCCGACTCGTCTCCGACCGCGCGATCGTCTCGGCCCGCGACTTCGAAGCCCGCTTGAAGATCGCTTGAATCCGGCTCGTGAGCTGGGGGATCGTCTCGCCCGTCCCGATCAGCCCTTCGGCGAGCTGGCGGCGGACCTCGTCCCGGGCCGCCCCGATCTCGCGGTCCGTCGTGGCGTTGGTCGCCGCGCAGAATCTGAAGGACTGGGCGGCGATCGCCCGGTGGATGTTGGGGTCGGTCACCCGCCACTCGTCGGGGTCGAGGCCCAGTCGGCCCCTCATCGCCTTCCCGGCCTTGTCCCAGTAGACGCCCAGGATGGGGGTCATCGCGCTGGCCATCGCGTCGTTGTAATCGGCCAGCGGGAGGAACCTGGCGGGGATCTCCGCCCCGATCTGCGCGACGGTCCCGATCGTGTGCTTGAGCTGCTCGGCGAAGAACCGGCGCAGCTTCCTGCGCACCGGCGAGCCGTTCGGGAGCCCGAAGGTGTTGTCCTCGTGGTCTTCCGGGGCGTCGCCGGCGATGTGGGCCTTCGCCCCGACGAAGGAGATCGCCAGGGCGGCGTGGGCGACGTCGAGCGTGAGCCGGTCGTTCATGCGGCCCCAGTCCTGTCCCGTGCCATCTGCAAGGCGGCCGAGGCGATCCGGCGCTTGGCCAGCGAGAAGTAACGCGGGTCGCGCTCCATGCCGATGAAGTCGCGGCCCGTGTTCAGGCATGCCTCTCCCGTCGTCCCCGAGCCCATCGCGTTGTCCATCACAAGGTCGCCAGGATTCGAGTAGGTCCGGACCAGATACTCGAAGAGTGGCAGGGGCTTCCGGGTCTGATGGACGTTGCCGGCGTTGTGCTCCGAGAACTCCAGGACTGAGGATGGATATCGCGAACCGTCGCACACCCGGACCTTCCCCACATGCTCCAGGTTGCACTTGCTGGCGTGATGCGAACCAGTCCCCCGGACGTTGGGCGTCCTGTCGACCTTGGTGTAGGGTTTGCCAGGCCGGAACTGCGGGTTATAGGCCATCCGGCGGCGCGTCATGCTGGCGTGATTGACGACCCCGGGCGAGAACACGATCACATCCTCGTGTCGCTTGAGGGGCGAATTCTTGGCGTGCATGAACCCCGTCGCTCGCCTCTTGACCCAGACCCAGCAATACTTGAACCACTCGCGATTGCTCGCGATCAGGTCGGTCGTGAACGGCTGTGAGGCCGTCAGGACCACGGCCCCTCGCGGCTTGAGCACCCGGCGGTAATGATGCCAGAGCGGCCCGAGGGGGATGACGGTGTCCCATTTGCAGGCCGTGGTGCCGTAAGGGAGATCGGCCAGGATCAGGTCGACCGACCCGTCCTCGACCTCGGCCATCCGGTCCAGGCAATCCCCGAGCAGCAGTCTCATGCCGAGCCCATCCTCTCCCGTGCCAGCTTGAGGACCTCGATCGCCTCGGCCCGCAGCGACTTGGACCCTTCGTCGTCGACCTCTTCCTTGCCCTCCTGGCCGTCCGTCGCCGGCGAAGGCGGAGGTGGCGGTTTCTGAGGCCCTTCCTCGGGGGTCGAACCGTCGGCGAACTTATTACCCCCCGGGGTGGCGGGCAGGCCGCATGTCAGCCGGGACTCGTTCTGGGTGGCCAGCTTCTTCTCGAAGAGCATGGCCGCCCGGTCGGCCAGGTCGTTCTCGTTCTCTCTGAGGCAGAGCACACCCCTATATGACCACCGCACGATCGCACCGTCGGGGGCCGGGAAGTCGGGCAGGAGCTGGTCGGTCAGTTCCTCGGCCACGCACCTCTGCGTGGGGACGATCGTGTCCTCGTAGAGCGCCCGACGCGCCTCGCCATAGTTGGCGAATGTCTTGTGCGAGGCGCCCGAGGTGAGGCCGGCGACCATCGGGTTGACCCCGGTGAGCGACGCGATCCGGTCTTCGAACCGGTCGGGCAGGTCGCCCAGGGTCAGCTCCTTGGGGCTGAAGCCGATCTTCGTCACCTTGAGCGAGTCGGTCACCAGCGGCTCGCCGCGCCCTTCGCCGGTGAATCGCTCGCGGAATTGCGAGCGGATGTCGTCGGGCTGGCCCTCCGCGAACGTCCCGCCGTCCTCGGCCGGGGTGATCACCACCGTGGGGACGCCGCTATTCCGCAAGGTCGCCGCCGCATAGCCGGCCGCCTCGTTGTCGCCGCAGATCTCCCGGACCGCGGCCTTGAGGTCGGAGAGGCCCAGGCGATCGTTCCGGGGGTCGATCCCCTGGCGGAAGTGGACGACGTCCTCGACCCGCAGGGGGATCTGCCGGCCGTTGACGAGGTAGACATAGTGCGTGAGGTAGACCGATCCGTCGGCCGGGTAGCGGGGCTCGATCATCCAGTGGGGGACCCACCAGAGCTGGACCACCTTCCCGGCCCGGGAGCGGACCTTGAGCCAGTAAGCATTCCCGTCGACGACCAAAGATAAGATCGTCGCGGCCCAGAGCACGAACCGCGAGTAATAGCCGTTGGGCCGGCGGATCAGCCGGGCCAGGCCGTGGCCCTCGATCGCCTCGTCCTCGGGCTTCGGGCCCCTGGCCACCTCGAGCTCGGGCTCGGGGAAGTTGGTCCGGAGCACCCGGAGGCAGGCCGCCACCGCCGAGTTCCGCCAGAGGTCGCCCGCCTGGGCCTCGTAATCGTATTGCGAGCCCGGGCTGAACATCCGCCAGCCGCGCCCGCCCTGGCCGCCGTAGCCGGAGAAGAGGCCGGCCACCGCCCCGAAGGCGACCTTCATCGCCCGCGAGAAGCGGGTCCGAAATTTGATCGCCATTGGGATTGTGATCTCGCCGTGATGTCAGATCGCGATCGTTGATGCCGAGACGTTCTCGGGCGTGACGAGCGACGGGGCATTGCTCGAATGATCCCAGGCGTAGACTTTCCCCTTGTGGAGGGCAAATCTCATCCTCTCGCCCTCGGCCCGTTCGAGGTGGGGACGCATCCGGTCGCAGATTGCTTTCCTGGCCTCGGCCAGGCATTTCATCCCCGCCATGACGCGGGAGAAGGTGGAGTCATCCATCGCCACGTTCAGGAAAGCCCTATCGATGGATTCCAGGGCCTCGTATTGATCCAATCCGTCCGCCAGGGTCAGCATCTCATCTCCTCATAAGAATCCGAGCTTCCGCGTCTTGCCCATGCCCCACGCGGCCAGGGCCAGGCCGATGACTATGTCGTCGTTCATCCCCTCGGGCGCCTGCATCCGGACCTTGCGGCTCGGGAGGACCTCGTATTCGAACGCCGTCAGCTCGGCCGTCTGCTCGGGGATGTCCATCAGCCGGAGCCGGCCCTGCTCCAGCATCAGGGCCAGGTTGTCGATCAGGGCTTCCTTGGTGGAGTTCGAGAAGTTGAACGGCTTGAGCGTGCCCATCTTCCGCTTGCGGAGGGCCTCGTGGGTCATGTCCCCGCCCATCGCCGTCGCATCGAACGTGACCGTCGCGTTGTTGTAGGCCAGGCTCGTCGCCGCGATCCGGTCGAACTGCAGCGCCCAGTCGATCCTCTGGTAGCGGTCGAAGAAGACCTGGCGGCCGTCGGGCCCCAGGACGGTGTTGACGCTGAAGTCCACCTTGCGGGCCAGGTCGCTCCCCTGCGAATACAGCAGGTGGGCCTTGGCCTTCTCGGCCCGGTCCGTGCGCTCCTTGTCGACCGCCTCAATGACCTTGGTGAAGACTCCCCCGCCGTCGTCGTGGAAGACGGCCAGGATCTCCTGCAGGAAGACCCGCTCGGGGAGGTTGCGCCGGAGGTCGACGATCTCATCCGGGTGGATGTAGGGGTTCGTCGAGGTCGGCATCCGCCAGCAGGCCCAGTCCGGCTCCAGCGGGTCCAGGCCCTTGACGTAGCACTCCCAGAAGAAATCCTTGCCCTTCGGGGTGCTCAGGAAATCGGCGTCGCCGCGATAGTCGGAGAGCGTCGGCCGGATCGCCTCCTGCCAGGCTTTTCGGAGGTTCTTGCACTTCGCCGCCTCGTCGATCACCACTCGCTTATATTTGCGCGATCGGCCCGCGTCCTCGTCCTGCAAGCTCCAGAACTCGATGACCCCGCCGTTGATCACCTCGATCCGCCGCTCGGTCTTGTCCGACCGGAGGATCACGGGCTTCAAGATCCGCTGG